CTTCTAACTTAGCAATTACATCAGCCTTAATCATCATTACACCACAACCTATCCCATCAACTTGACTAATCCCAGTCATAACATTGGAATAGATCGGTATAAATGAACAACTACCATCTTCTTCTATCTGTAAATTCTTTGCCGTTGGCTTAACTGGTTCACTTCGAGTAGTTGCATTAACCCCAATAATATCTTTATCATGTGCCAATAAACGCATGATAGTATCCCTTGGAAAACGCATATCTGCATCTATAAACACAATGTAATCACATTTTGCATCAATCGCTGTATGAACTAATTTATTTCGTTGATCAAATATTAATGTACCCGATGCTGTATAAATATCTAACTCATGCTCTGTAGCCTTACACATATAACCAACCATCGCTGCTAAATCAAATGCAGTCTGTACTTCCATCTGTCCTCTAGCCGGTATACATATTGCAAATCTCATACATTACCACCACGAGTTCTAAATACACGATTCTCAGGAGCATTTAACCACTTACTTAAAGCCTTTGGATCTGTAATGTAATAACCTCTCATAATACCTAATTTATTTAAATCTTCAATTATTAGGGGAGGCAATTCTGCTATCTTATTTCTTCGATCAAGAGGCTTATCACCCCAATTTGTCCTACCGCTATTATCATTAAACTGTCGCTTAGTATGTTCTGCAAAATCACCCATCTCTGTTTCTGCATGAATAATAATGCCACCTTCACCATCAGCATGAGCTGTTCTGGTTATGCCATTCATACTTCCTAAATTACCTCGTTTACCTAACATTTGTTCTCCAAAAATAGGAGTAGGTTTCCCTACCCCTAAGTCTTAATTAGCTCAAGTCGAATACACCACCATGAGCTGCTTCATTACGCACTTCTAGGGTTAATTCTGCCAAGATTTGTGTCTTGTCATTATCACCTGATTTTGCGAGTTCATTCGTTTGGAATGGGCGCAAATAAGCCAATGCTGCATACTCTGGATCGAGTATGAGTGCATCACGAGTACGCATGAAACGATTTGGAACAATCTGTAGTACACCAAAGTCAGACTGATACAAATCAGCACCAGCTAGGATAGTTGCCTGTCCATTAGTAGGTACTTGATAACGCTGTGCAGACAAACCAGTAAAGCCTGATACAACTTGCTTCTGTGCAGGACTTACAAACAAAGCTGCTGGAGTACCACCGCTAACGAATACTTTAGCGATAACATCTTTTAGCAATGTTTCTGTAAATGTCCTAGTTGTACCATCGGTTCTTGTAGATACACCAATTGTCACTGGATCAACTCCAGTTGTAGCAGTAGGGTTCTTGCTTGTGTTCGTCTTAATATAACTCAAGAGTGAACCCATTACACGAGCAGTCGTAGCACTTGTACCGTTTGACTGACCTTGGTTAGCAGTAATGATCGCCTCAATATCTCGCTTAATTTCTGAACTAGCCTTGGCTAATTGATAAGCCTTTTCAGACTTACGACCAGCCTTGTCTACTGCTTCTAGAGTACCTGATACTTGTACTGTCTTACCTACAATTTGCGTAAAGTTACCAATACGAACTGTTGGAACTACAGTAATTGAAGTAGCATCAGCACCTTCGATTAATGCGTTTGCAGTAGTTGCAGCAGCTAGAGTATCTGTCTGCCACTCGTGAAAAGTGCCAGTAGCCTTACTCTTACCAATCGAATTCATAATTGGTGTATCAGTTGGTGCAATACTATAAATTACATCGCTTAAATCTTCTCGTGCGCCTATCGCACTATATCTGTCAAATGTTGGCATTTTAATTCCTTATTATAAAAATCGTTCGAATAACTTTGCAGCGTCTTTCTTGTTTCCAGATTGTCGCAAACGCTCAAAGTCCTTTTTTTGTCCTTCTTGGTCAGAACTCTTAGGGTTAGAAGTCCCTGGCCTTAATGTCTTTGGTGCTGACTGTACTTTCTTTAGTGTACCTGATTTACCAGCCACTAATTTGTCATACATCATCGACTTGTACAGAGCTGTTACAGCTCGGCTATCATAAACTTGGCTAAGTTCTTGGTCTGAGAATCCAATAGACTTCGCATATACACGAATATCTCTACGGATCACTTCAGCCTTTGCCTCATCCTTAAACTCAGGAATTAGATCAACTAGCTTTTGTTGCTCCTGTTGGACATGAGATTGCAATACTTGGCTCTGTTGTTGTGCCTGTTCTTGTTGTACTCGTTGTCTTTCAGCCCTGATAGCTTGAAGTTGTTTCTCCTTTTCACTACGATCTGCTACGGCAAGTGCATAACCAATCGGATCATTTTCTCTGAGTTGTGTTAAATCCTCAGTACCCGACTGTTGTTGTAGCATCTGCTCAATAACTTGGAGTCGTTGTGCGTAAGTATCACGAACCTTGGCTGTTTCTGCAATCTTACTGCGCTCGACCTCTACGGCTTTGCGCTGTTCCGCTAAAGATTGCGTCTTTTTCTGATAATCGGCAGTTCGACTGTATCCGTTCAAAAGCTCATCAAGGCTTACCTCCAACTCCTCACCGTTAGCTTTCACTCGGTATTTGGGAGACTCCTCTACTGCTTCTTCTTCGTATCCAGCATCATCCGCACTTGCATCATACTCTTGGGCTTCTTCACGATCTTCTGGGTGAGCTTGCGCTTCCTCAGATTGTGGCTCAATCATAGACATAAATGCGTTAGCTGCACCGCTTATCGATCCATCTACACTCCCATTTGGGTTGGTGTTTTCGCTCATTTTATTACCCTTTTTTCATTGTTAAAAAACTTTAAATCGCTTCTTTTCAATTTGTACTTGTTGCACGAGTGACTGTAAAGAGGCTTCTAATTCTTCAATTGCTCTCAGTTTAACTAATGCTCTCTCTCGACCTTCAACATCATCATCAGCAGAACCGAATATTACCGACTTATAAAAATCCTTCTGTGCTGTCACAATCTCAACAAAGAACTCATCTCTTAATAAATTGTTTGCTCGTTCTGCATTATTCATTGCATCCCCATTTCAGCAGCCTTTAACTGTGTTTCTGCCTGAAACTTGGCAGTTTGCAGTTCTAATTGTGCTTGAGCCTTCTCACGCTCTAATTGTATTTCAGCAATTGCTTTTTCTCTAGCCAATTGAATATCTGCTTGAGCTTTTGCTTGATCTTGTGCAATCTTTGCTTGAGTCTTGGCTTGATCACCTTGAATCTGTGCTTGAACCTGTTGCGTATAAGCAACTAATGCAGGATCTTGCTGTGGTTGCTGAGGTTGTGGGTTAGATAACATCTGATCCATTTCAGGAGTAATCTCTTTAAAGAACTCTGTAGAGTCCTTATACCCTGCTGCCTCAATAAATCTACCTAAAGTCTGTCTATACTGTCCCATTGAAACTAATGGATTAGCTGGCCCTTGAGTCTGCAATATCTGCTCTTGCTTCTGTAGAACCATTGCAGCCATCGCCATCTGCTGATCTTTGTTACCAGTTCCTAATCCTACATTCACAGTCATATCATAGGCATTTGACCACTCTCTAGGATCAATAGCTATGTATTTACCTCGCAAACGGATTATTCTTTCCTTATCCTGATACTTACACAATAGTTGGAATATACCTTGGAATAAGTCCTTAACTCCTGTATCGGCAAAGATTCTAGCAATCATTTCAATACGACCTGCGCCTGACTGTTGCATCGCAACAATAGCTGTTGCTGTTGTGTTTGCTAAGATACTTGGATCTAATACCTGTCCAGCATTTGCTACACCAGACCGCTTTTGTAATACAGAGTCTAAATACTCTAGCATCGGAAAGGAACTCGATGCCGTTGGTGGAACGGTTAATGGTTGCACAGCTCCTTGAGTTTTCATGCGAACTATGCCATTCGGTGCGACTGTTAGCAAGTCATCCATGTTCACTTGACCATCAATTGCAGTCATCCTTGGCATATTCGTTAGATACATATTATCTAAAATCTGCCTAGTAATCGTAGACTTGATTAACTGAATATCCATACTTCTATCAGCTAAAGATTGACCAAAGAACTTATGTGGCATAGGAATTGGACAACATGATGCAAATGGAATATGATCTACTTCTTCATTGTCTAAGATTTGATTACCGGCATAAGTAATCTTTCTTAGTTCTGCAATGCCATCATCGTCATAATCGGTACGAATGTAGCACTCATAAACCTCAATCTCTTGCATAGAGAAGTCTAAGGACTGCGCCTCATCAGGCATCTCGCCTCGGTCATATCTTGCAATGCGCTCAGGTGTAAAGGTTAAATCAGAGTATGCCGGTAAGTCATCTACAACATCTTTTGAGTAGCCAGCAGCTATTAAGTCTGATCTAGTAATATTTACTCGATGCGCTACAAATCTTGCATCCTTGATATTCTTATCACGCTTACTTATTAAGAACTCCTCTGGTGGTACATTGTCAATCTTAACTCTGCCAGATTCCTTCTTTTTCATAACTACAACATCGTAAGAGTAAATAGGCTCAATCATCATGCCCATCGGATCAATACTTGCTGGACTTATCTCATTGATGTTCTGACTAACCAACTCCATTGTGCCATCTTGAAATAAGAGCTGTAATTCATCTGCCGACAAGTTCTTGTACTTCTCCTTGGTTGGATCTTCGCTATCTAACCAGTAATATTTAACAATACCATTCTTTTGCAATAGTGCATCTTTAAACCAGTTATGCATCAAAATAACACCATCGTTATCTTGAAAGAATACTAGATTGCAGTATTCAGTAGCTTGCTTTGCACCTTCTTCATCGCCTGGGCCTTTTGGTTCAAATCGGCATAGTTCGTCAGAGGATGTAAATATTCTTAATAGTTGTGGCAATGCACCATCAATTACCTCTGCGACCTCACCAGTAACGATAGAAGATCGACCTTCTACCTCATTGCCATAAAATTCTCTGTTGTAATAGGTTAATGCCTTCTGTCTAGCCTCAGTAGTTTCGCTTTCTACATAGCCTATAGAATCAAAAATTTCTGCATCTAATATGCCTTTGAGCGTATTGTCATTCATATTAAACTATCCAATTTGCGTTAATTTTTAAAGGCTGAGACCATGTGTTTGTCTGTTCCATTCCTAAAGCCAAATATCTAAAGGAGTCTGAGCCATGCGATGCCCAATCGTGCAAGGGTTTATCAAAAAAGACATTTCTTTTCTCATCATGCTCCCTTCGATAGTTTCTTAAACAATCTAAGCCTTGCTTAACCTGTGGAATATTAAACCAACATCTTGGCAATAACCTTCGTACAGACTGAATACCATCATCCACCGACAATCTTGGTAATACTTTAACATTTAATCCAGATTCTCGCAATACCTCAAGTCTACTCTTACCTGTGCCTAGTTCTCGAACTGCTACATCATGGGGTAGTAATTGCTCTGCCGTCTCCCATTTGTTGTCTTTTAGCCAGTTTACATACCAATCGAGTCCTTGACCATGATTTTCTACATAATCCATCAGTCTTACCTCTTGACCAGCGTTTTGTGCCACCCAAAGAGCTGTACTGTCTCCCATACCTAAATCCCATGCAACATAGGTTTGGCATAGATCATCCCTAGTTATCTCGCACATTCGGTTCTTTTCTTCTAGTTCACCGATGATTTTTCCATAATATGAACCTTCTACCGCAGCGTTAAAACTACATTCGAACTCTTGGTTGAACTTATCGTCTCCCATTTCTTTACGAGCTGACAGTAATTCTTCCTCATCTATTAACTTCGTTTCGCTTGCTTTGAACTCTAGAGCAGCCCATCCTTCTTCTTTGTCAGCCCTGTCGAATAAGTCTTTAAAGTGATTATTGCCCTTTGGAGTGCCTATAAATAAGCAATACCCTTTTCTGTCCGATAAACTTGGTCTAATTATTTCATTCCAAA